GGCTATCTCGGCCAGGAGCTCGACGATCTGGTATGGCTGCATGGCCTGCCGTTGGAGCAGGTTGAGAAGATGTTGTTCGAAGAGCTGCGCTATGCGCGTTCGTGGAGGATTGACACGGAGCAGCGGTTGAGCCGCCAGCCAGGGACGATGGCACCGATGCCGGAGCGACGGCCCCTGCGTGCGGGAGCGTGACAGACTAGCCGAAATGTGGTAGTACAGACTTCAAATAGCCTTGACCGCGGCATGAGATAGGTCACCACCCCAGCCAAGCTGGGCGCCGGATGCTGAGACGCATCCCCCTCGCTGTATTTCAGCGACCCTTGAATCCATCACAGCCGCCTTCTCGGGCGGCTTTCTGCTATCCCCGGAACGAACCCCCCAGAAAGGCAGGAACCCAAAATAGCGGCAGGTGTTTGGACCTTCCCCTCAAGCGCACGAACGGACCTGCTCAACGGCACGTTCGACCTCGATACCGATACCTTCCTCGTGGCGCTGTTCCTCAGTACGAGCAACCTCGGCGCAGCGTCAACGACCTACGCGGGCGTCACCAACGAGCACGCCAACGCCAACGGATACACGACTGGCGGCATCTCGTATGGCGCGCTGACGCTCGCCGGGACCACGACCGTCACCGTGGATGACCCACTGGACGCGGTGTGGACCGCCTCGGGCGGCTCCATCACGGCCCGCTTCGCTGCCATTTATGAGTCGGGCGGACGGGTTCTTTGCTATTGCTTGCTCGAAGCGGTCGGCCCTGCCGATGTCACGGCTACCGCTTCGAATACCCTGACGATCTCCTTGAATTCGAGCGGCATTTTTACGTTGAGCTGAACGTAAGTGTGTTACGCGCTCGATTGCGTCACCTGCACCTGTAGCGCCTAGCCGGGAGGGCTGATGGCCACCACCTTCAAAGGAGCCGTAAGCTCTTTCCGCATCGTCGGGCTGGCTAGCGCGAACCACAACCTGTTCACGATCTTCAACAAGACCGGCTCGACAAAGTTTATCAAGCTCAAGCGGCTGACGTTCCAGACCGACGCCACGGCGCTGCTGGCGTCTGTCGCGCCGATCGTGCATGCCACGCGCATCACGGCCATCCCAACCGGCGGCACGGTCATCACCAAGGTTGCGTTCGACTCGAACCTGACGGCCGATACCAACATCGAGATGATGCAGGCCACAGCCTCAGATGGTGGCGCGGCCACGGCCATCACCGCCACGGCTGGCACGCGCATGTGGGCCGACTTCAAGATGCGGATGCACTCGCTCGTCGGGCAGGTGCTGTTCCCGGATGAGGCACTCATCCCCGGCTTCTGCGACACCGACCCCATCATCCTGCGGGCCAGCCAAGGCATCTTGGTGCAGACCGTCCAGGCCGCGCTAACGACCGATCACTACCTCGTGAACTGCGCGTGGGAGGAGACGGACAGTGTGCCCTGATGACTGACATCGCCAAGACGCTCAAGCCCGGTCAGCGCATCACGGTGCGTGCTCCGAGCCCGACCGGAACGTATACCTCTCTGCCGCTGGTGGAGCTCAAGGCCGGCGACAGCCTCATCGTAAAAGGCGACGCCGCCTGTCCCCCCAGCCTTCAGGCGCTGGTCGATGCTGCCTCTCCAGGCTCGACCCTGACCATTCCTGCCTGCACGTTCCGCGAGACAGTAACCGTCAAAAAGCCGCTGACCCTCGTCACGGTGGGCGGCAAGATCGACGGCGAAGGGGTCCGCCCCTATGGGTTCGTGGTGGTTGCGGATGACGTGACCATCGACGGCTTCGAGGTGACCGGAACGACCACCCCGAAGCAGGATGGCGCGATCCGCGCCCGGAATGGAAACCACCGTTTCACGCTGCGCAATGCGCATGTCCACCACACCGGCGGATCTGGCATCAGCATCAAGGGCGGGTCGGGCCACAAGGTTCTGGACTCCGAGTTCGCCTACTGCGAACAGCAGGGGTATCACGTCGGGTCCGTCAGCGGATTGCTGTTCGCCCGCAATCACGTCCACCACAACAATCCCAATCACACCTACGAGTCCAGTTGGGAGGCGGGCGCCGGGAAGTTCTCGAACTCAAGCGGTGTCGTTTTCGACGGTAACGAGGTGGCCTACAACAATGGCCCCGGCCTGTGGTGCGACATCAACGTCACCGACGCGACGTTCCGCAACAATCGCATTCACCACAACGAGAAGGCCGGCATTTTCTTCGAGATCAGCGACGGGGCGCTCATCCACGACAACATCGTGTGGGAGAACGCTTGGACCAAGCCCGGATGGGCATGGGGTGCAGGCATCCTGGTGTCGTCCTCGCGCAACGTCGAGATTCGCAACAACGTGGTGGCCTGGAACCCCGACGGCATCAGCGTCATCAGCCAGCAACGCGCAGGCGGCACCCACTTCGACTCCAACACCGTGGTCAACGTCAACGTCCATGACAACGACGTGATAACCGCGGTCACTTCCGGCGATACGTCGGGTAAGTACCTGCTGGCGTGGCTGATGGACTGGGCCGGCACGATGTTCGACCCGGCCAGCAACAATCGTGGCGCGGGCAATCGCTACTGGTACTCGGCCTCGGAGTCGTCTGCCCGCTTCGCGTGGAACCGGACCAACATCGGACGGCTGGCCGACTTCAACGCCACACCGGGCGAGGAAGGCGGTCGCTATCTCACCGTCACGGAGCGCGACGCTGTACTGACCAAGGCTGGCATTCCGCTCGCCGCCGAGAGATAGCAGGGCGCTGGAGGGCGTAACTGATGCCTGAGCGCGTCCCGACCTTCAAGGGCGCGGTCGGCGCGTTCCGCCAGACTGGTGCGGCTGCAGCCGGCCAGAACGTCCTGTCGATCTTCAACAAGACCGGCTCCGGCGTGCTGGTGGCCGTCCGGCGTCTGACGCTACAGCATGACCAGTCGTCCGGTTCGACAACCGTTGCGCCCCACGTCACCACCTCGCGGCTGACCACCGCCCCCACGACCGGGACGCTGCTCGACCCGCAGGCGTGGGACACTTCGCAGACCCACAACGCCAACGTCGAGATTCGTGGCCGCGCCTCGGCTGACGGTACAAACGGCGTCTTTACCGCTACGCCCACCGACAGCGCCAACTCGATATTCCCCATGCGGGCGAGCGTGGTCGGGCAGTTCCTGTTCCCGGATCAGGACCTGCTGCCGGACTACCCGTATCCCGAAGACCCGCTGATCCTGCGTGAGGGCGAGGGCATCCTTGTCAGCGTCGTGGCGGCCGACGCCACGGGCAGCTACCTCGCCAACGCGATGATCGAGGAGTTCACCTACGCGGCGGGCGGTACGACCGTCACCCCCGGCATCGCGTCACTCGTCACTGCCACATTCGCTCCTACCGCAACGGCGACAGCGCATCAGACGGTCACACCAGGCGTCGCATCACTCGTCACCGCTGCATTCTCTCCAACCGTCACAGCGTCAGACCACAAGACGGCCACGCCCGGTGTAGCCGCTCTAACGACGGCCACCTTCGCGCCGACCGCCAGCGTCTCGAATAACAAGACGGCAACCCCAGGACTGGCAACCCTCTCGCTCACAACCTTCGCTCCAACGGCAACGACCACCGCCAATGTGGTTGCTACTCCAGCGACCGCCGCCCTCTCGACTGCCGCCTTTGCTCCCACCGTCACGGCGAGCAACCACAAGACCGTCACACCCGCCACGGCGAGCCTGACGACCGCCCGGTTCGCTCCGACTGCTACGGCGTCGGATCACAAGACCGCAGTCCCAGCGACAGCGACCCTGGCGACTACAACCTTTGCCCCAACGGCCACTGCTTCGAACCACAAGACGGTTACTCCAGGCGTCGCAGCACTGGCGACGACGGCCTTCGCACCTACCGCTTCAGCCACTGCTAATCAGGTAGCGACACCGCCGACTGCGGCGCTAACGCTCACAACCTTCGCTCCGACTGTCACAGCGGCGGCAGGGCTGACCGTCATACCCGGCACGGCATCGGTCGCGCTGACCGCCTTCGCGCCCACTATCTCAGCTACAGCTCATCGGACGGTCACGCCGGGCACTGCGGCTCTGACACTAGCCACCTTTGCTCCTACCGCTACTGGTGGGGCATCGCTGACCGTCACGCCTGGCACGGCGACACTGACACTGATGGGCCTCGCGCCCACCATCAGCACCACGGCGCATCAGACCGCCATACCATCCACAGCGACTCTTGTACTGGCTGGCTACGTCCCGCTGGTCATAGCGACCGATCACCGTACTGTCACGGTCGGTACGGCATCGTTGGTGCTCACCGCTCTAGCGCCGGCTGTGACGACGCGAGCAGCGCCGACCCCCGGCTACTCAGTGGGGACGACGGTGGATCATGGCGGAGCCAGTGGATTCGTGACGATGGCATCAGCGTCAGGCTCGACAGCGGTTGGCACGGCATCAGGCATCTCGAGCAGTAGTGGCGCATCCGGCTCAATCAGCAGTGGTACGGCATCAGGTGAGGTCGAATGAGCAACTACAGCGGCGATAGCGTCCGTATCAGCGGCACGTTCACCAACCTCGCAGGAGCTCTTACCGACCCGACCGACCTATCGCTGGTCATCAAGGCTCACCCAACAGGCGCCGCCACCACGGTGCAGTACAGCCCTGGCGACATCGTTCGCGATAGCGCGGGCGCCTTCCACTACGACTGGACCGCCGCCACCGTGACGGACCACACGACCTACCTGGTGCAGTGGATCGCCACTGGTGCGGTACAGCAGGCATCGGTGCCTGACCGCATCTACGTCGCCCCTGTGCTGGCATGAAGCGCCATATCCTTGGTGCTATAGTCGCTTTGGCGTCGTCCGTTTGCTGAAGTACCAGACCATCGGCGGACAAAATGCAAGGCGGGAGTGCGGTACCCAATCCGCAGGTCGGAAGGCACGACCGGGACGCCCATTGCTCCCGCCCCACCCACCCACCTACCCCGGCCATGGGTAGATGTACCCTCCCATAGGTATCCCCTCATGGTCCTACGCCCCTGCCTCTACCGTGACGCATCCGGCCCATGTTCGGCTCTGACTTCCAAGACGCGCTGCACCCTGCATGAGCGTCAACGGGATAGGGGACGGGGTACCCCAGCCGAGAGGGGATACGACGCCGCATGGTACGCACGGAGCAGGGAGCAGCGCAGACGTGTTCCTTACTGCGAAGAGTGCGGTGAGACGAACGACCTGACTGCTGATCACATCAGACCTGGAGACGCGAGCTCACCGATTCGCACGCTGTGCCGCGCGTGCAATAGCGCGAGAGCCAATCGAGGACGTGCGTCGCGAGCGTGAGTCGTGAACGCGATGACGACTCGACGTGACGAGGGCGGGTCGAAAACTTCGGAGCGTCGCCGCTAATACCCCGTCCAACCGACTCTTTTACTTACAACGGGGTGCCGCATTGCCCAATCCGCGCGGCAACGCCGCTAAAAGCATCGCCGATGCGAGTCCTGGACCGTGGAAATCATGGCCCGAAGGTATGTCACGCGCCGAGCGCGCCATCCGCTTCATCGAGACATTCTGTGCTCCGCCGAAGGGTAAGGGCCACGGCCAGGCCATCCAGCTCGCACCGTTTCAGAAAGAGTTCCTAGAACGCATCCTTGCCGATGACATAGACCTGTCGATGCTCGCCACCCCGCGCGGCAATGGGAAGTCCACCTTCGGCGGCGCACTCGCGCTGTGGGCGCTGTTCGATGACGATGAAACGGGCGCACCGCAGGTGCCGATCGTGGCGACGACGGTAGGGCAGGCCATCCGGTCCTGCTACGGCGTGGCGGTATCGATGGTCAAGCGTGACCATGCCTTGCTGAGCCGTTCGCTGATCTACACCGGCATTGGTACGTCACGGGTGGTGGTGCCCTCCAACGAGGGCGAGATGTTCCCGATCGCCAATGACCCAGATGGCTTGCAGGGCCTCGACTACTCGCTCGCCATCGTGGACGAGATCGGTTTCCAACCGCTCGCATCGTGGGACTCGCTGCGGATGGCATCCGGCAAGCGCGATCGGTCATTGGCGGTAGGCGTTGGGACGCCTGGCCTCGACCGTGAGAACGCGCTGTATTACGCACGCAAGGCGATCCGTGAGGGCGCAAAACTCCCCGGCTTCCACTTCCGTGAGTTCGCCGCGCCGGATGACTGCGACATTGCCGACCGCGCCATGTGGCGCATCGCCAACCCCGCTATCGAAGCTGGCTTCTTACGTGAGTCAGCGTTGGAAACAGATCTCGGGCTGACACCAGAAGGGCATTTCCGCATCTTCCGGCTGGGCCAATGGGTGGACGGCGTGGACTCCTGGCTCGGCCCCAATGGGCGCTCCATCTGGGACGGCCTGCAAGCGCCGTATGACTTCGTGGCCGGCGCGCCGACGTGGGTCGGCGTGGACGTCGGCCTCAAGCGCGACTCGACCGCCGTGGTGGCCGTGCAACGCGACGACGAGGGGATGCTGCATGCCACCGCTCGCTTCTGGCTCCCCACCCAGGACGTGCCGGTTGACGTGACCGATGTCATGGAGCACATCCGCGAACTGTCACGAGCCTATGACGTGCGGGCCGTGAGCTACGACCCGCGATTCTTCGACGTGCCGGCCAAGATGCTTGAGGATGAGGGGCTGCTGATGGTCGAAGTTCCCCAATCGGTCGAGCGTATGACGGCGGTGCTCGGCTCGCTGCTCGAGCTCGTCAAGCGATCGGAAATCCGACATGACGGGGATGACGTACTGGCCACCCATGTCCTCAATGCCGTAGCTCGATTCAATGAGCGCGGCTTCACCCTCCAGAAGTCGAAGAGCCGTGGACGTATCGACGGTGTAATCGCGCTCTCGCTGGCCGTTGACCGGACCTTGCGAAATGATGCTGACGCAGCGGTCGTGAACCTGTGGTGAACGCGGTCCTGACTGTCGCCGCCTGGTTGTGGGTGAGCCGACGCAACATCGTGGAGCTATTGGGTCTGGCTCTGGTCGTGGCCGCCGCTGGCCTGTTCAACCCCATCCTCGGAATCCTGGCGGGCGGTATCGCCCTCATCGTGGCCGCGAACTTCTCGGGCCGCCCGTAGCGAGGCCGCACTGTGACAATCCTTCGCAATCTGCTAGGCGGCGAGAGCCGGTCGGTTGAGAACCCGTTGCTGCCGTTGACCAGCTCGCGGCTCATCTCTGTGATGGGCGGACAGGAATCATTCTCGGGTGTCGAGGTCAACGAGCACACCGCCGCCCGGAAGTACATCGCCCTGTACCGTGCCATCACTCTGATCGCGGGCGCAATCGCGGGACTTCCGCTTGAAGCACACCGTATTGGCGTCAAGCGGGAGGTGTTTCGCTCGGTTCTACTCGAAAAACCACACCCCGATTGGACCCGTATCGAGGTTTGGGAGTGGCTCCTGTGCTCGCTTCTATCGGCTGGACACGCCTTCGCGCTCAAGGGATACGACGCCAACAATCGCGTAACGTCGCTCGACCCGCTGGCACCCGACCGCATGAAGGTGCAGCGTGTGTCACGGACTACAGCAAATCCGCGCGGCAAGGAGTTTGACCTCCGCAAGGATAACGGCGAGATCGTCAAGCTGACCAGCGATGACGTGCTCCACATCCCTGGGCCGATGGGCCTGTCGCCGATCGGTGTGGGGCGTCAGAGCATCGGTGGCGCGTTGGCGACCGAGGAGTATTCAGGCCGCCTGTTCGCGTCGGGTACGCTATCCAGCGGCATCCTTGAGACCGATCAACGGCTGAACGAGGATCAGGCCAAGGCCATCAAGGAACGATGGCAGCAGAAGGTAGCCGGCCTGTCCAACGCGCACCAAATCGCGGTGCTCGACTCGGGTGCCAAGTACCACGCCATCAGCATCAGCCCAGCCGACGCGCAGCTCATCGAGGCACGCCGCTTCAACGTCATTGACATCGCGCGCCTGTATGGCATCCCGCCCCACATGCTCGGGGAGCAGGAGAAGTCCACCAGCTACGGGACGGGCATCGAGCAGCAGGCCATCGGATTCGTGGTGTTCACGTTGCGCCCGTGGCTGATTCGTATTGAGCAGCGCATCAGCGACGAGTGCCTGCCCAGGGGCATCGAGGCTCACTTCCACACCGGCGAACTGACTGCCGGTGACTCCAAGACACAAGCCGAGGCCGATGCCATCGACCTCACCAACGGCGTGCGCTCCTTCGATGAGGTGCGTATCGCCCGCCGCCTGCCACCGCGCGATGGCGGGGATCGCTACATGATCCCGCTCAACATGGCCGTCCTCGACACGGACGGCTTGCCCGAGCCTATGCCCGAGCCTATGCCCGAGCCTATCGAGCTGCCCCAGTTGGAGCCAGCGGTGCCCCAACTGAACGCTGACCAGACCGATTCGGAATCACGCAAGGAGTTACCGACTGATGGCAACCAGGAATAAGGGGCTGCCGATGCTCGGGCCCGAGCGCCGATTCGCCAGCCTGGCCGGTATCGAGATCCGTGCCGCCACCGAGGAGAACGCCTCCATCGGGTTCAAGGGCCATGCGGCCATGTTCAACAAGCGGACGTGGATCGGCCCCAAGAAGTTCGGCTTTTATGAGGAAGTGCGCGAGG